ATACGACGCTTTTCTCAAAGGCCTCTTTCTCTTTAACCCCAAGTTTTTTTACTTTTGCTTTGTAACCAGCAGGAATATCACCTAGTCCCTCATGGTAACAAGGGTCAAGGACTTCAAAGCTTTCGGTCCCTCCGTTTGACATAGTTCTAATAATAAAGTCACCTGGCTCAATTAAAAAGTCAGACATGTGAATATAAATCTTACCAGTCTGTACAGACGCCTTTATACCTTCTTTTCTCTCCCCACTCACTTTATGAATGGAAATGTTATCTCTCATCATTTCACTAAACGGCATATTGACCTCATGGATTATTTGGAATTAATCAGACAGGCTCCCAGCCGCTGCCCCACACTTTAACTCTACCACTGCGGCTTTTTTCTAGCGGGAAGAATTTTTTAATGTACTTTCTTCCTTCAAATTCTACAACTTGATTGCTACTAGCATTAGGGAACTTCATATTTAACTCTTTTTCCAACCGCTCATCATCACTAAGCGGAATGACTCCCTGTATTTTCAATGAGCTTTCTATAATTCTAACTTTCGACCTGGCCGCTGAAAGCTGTGAGTGATACTTATTAGGATTATTTCCCGAATAATTATCCCATTTATCAATCATTCTAGCCAATTCGTCTTGCGCTGCTTCATAATCCTCAGCGGTGTAAGGCATCCCCCCCCCTCATACAGAAAACATATCGAGACAAAAACCAATAAAAATGGTTTATTCAATCCAAAGCAGCATAATGAGTCACCAATACTATTTCAACTATAAAAATATGCATTTATCTCATATAATTTCCACTGATATTATTAGGAAAGGAAATTAATAAACTAATATATAGTTCATACCAGCACCGCCAGAGCGACAACTACCCAAAAGATCGAACACACCCAAAACATCGCTGCCCATGGATTGCATACCACCCAGCCTTTAAATTTTGTCACTGTCCCTTCCCCTCTCTGCGTTCGCGCCAGTAGTTCAGACGCGCCTTGAAATGTTCCCGGTACCGCTCCGGTGCATCTTCAATCGCCACCAGCACTTTTGTGCGGGTGATCTTCCGTGCGTACAGGTCACGGATCAGGCCGCTGGCGCGCAGGTCGTACTGCTCTAAATCGCGGTATTCCTGCGGCCACTGGCCTCGATTGAATGGCAGGCCGGGCGGAAGATAATCCGATTGCCCGGCCATGGTTTATGCCCTCGATTCGGCAGCCAAACGGCGCATGACGTCTTTTCCTGACGGAAGTGACGCTGTGAGTACCCTTTGCTGTATCTCGCGGCGTACAGCCGTTAGAGGCTTCAGGATGTGCTCCACTCGATCGAGAGGCATGCGGAGCATCAGGGCGATGCTTTCGGGGGAGCGGCCGAGGCGCTGCAACTCGTAGACGCCAGTCATTACCCGGCGGCCGTAGCTGATACGGTCACCGATTTTGACGATTGGGCCCATTTCAGAGACTGGCTTAGCTACGCGCTGGGGTTTTGGCGGTGGGCAGTAAGGGGCGCGACAGCGTGCGCGTGCCGCCTGGTTGATCTTGTCCATGATGGCCGGGCCGTAATCACAGCCGTCATCCATCACAAAACGCTTATCGCGGATCATTTCGTTGATACTGGTCATTGGTCTTTCCTCGTTTGTTTGTTCAAGCGCTGGTCAGGCGCCGGTTAAAACGGTTTGCTCGAGTAACGTCGTTCTTTCGGTTTTGGTTGTTGTGCCTCCTGTTGCATACGACTGGATTCTTGTGCCACCACCTGATCGACAGCGATAAAGTGGCCATTTTTAAATTCCTGGTAAATCGTGCCGCCCGGCCCAAATCGGTTTTTCCCTACGATGATTTCCGCAAAGCGTGCGGCGGGCCCGTTCGGGTTATAAACACCATCGCGGTACAGCAAAACGATGCTGTCGGCGTCCTGCTCAACTTTCCCTGATTCACTCAGGTCTGACATCGTTGGACGCCTTGCGGTTACTGGACGGTCATCAACTTTTCGCGATAACTGGCTCAATGCCAACACCGGCGTTTTGCTGCGCATGGCCATGGTTTTCAAGCTGCGGGAAATGTGCCCCATGGCCAGGTCATTACGCTCTGCCTTTGGCTTGGCAATCAGGCCAAGGTAATCGACCATAACCACGCTCAGATGCGGATAGCGGCGTTTATGCGTTTCTGTGATGGCGCGGATTTGATCAACGGTCAGGTCGGTGGCGTCAACGATCCAAATATCGCGGTTGTTCAGCACCTCGAGCGCCGAGTGGATCCGGCCCCAATCCTCATCGCACAGCGATTCAGGCTTACGCAGCTTCGATACAGACAGGTTTCCGGCACCCGCAACTGAACGCTCAACCATCTGCAATGCAGCCATTTCCATGCTGAAAATCAGCGCCCCGCCCCCGCTACGCGTTGCCCCTTCGATAACTTTCAGAGCAAACTCGGTTTTCCCCATGCCTGGACGACCGGCAACCACGATTAAATCCTGTGGGTTCCAACCGCCGGTAATCGCGTCCAGCTCCTCAATGCCGCTGTACAGGTTGCGCATTTCGGCGTCGCCCTTCATGCGGCGATCCATTAAATCCATGTAGCCGCCCAGCAGTTCGCCAAGATGCACCGGCACCACCCCGCCCGTGTCGGCGGTCATTTCGATCAGTTTGGTTACTGACGCCTGGATCACCGTGTCGCGTTGCTCTTGGTTTCTGGCGCTGCGGATACCGTCTGCACCTTCCTGCAGCAATGCGGCCATCTGGCGGCTACGCCATCCCTTGGTGGCCAGACTCGCAAAGCCTTTCAGGTTGGCCAACGTGCCGGGCATGCGGCTAATTTCTACCAACGACGCCAGACTGTCGCCGCCGAGCGATTCGCCGATAAGCACTACGTCGATCACACCGTGCGTCAGTGCCTGTTTTTTGATTTCTTTGTAGGTTTCACGGTGAAAACGGATGCTGAATGCCTCTTCCGGCATGGTGGCGATCACGTCAAGCGCGTCAGGGGTGGCACCGCCGACCAGCAGACCGCTCAACACAGTGGCTTCCATCTCCTGCGGCGTCATAGCGCGCCCTCTCGGGTTTTCACCAGCACATCAGAGCGAAGCAGGTAATCGAACCCAGCGCGCCAGCTGCGATTGTTGTCGCCAAAGTAAAACGGCCCAGCAGCATCACCGAAGGTTTCGAAATAGGCCTTCACCGCGTCGAGGGTGGGCTCATGCAGTTCGCCTAGCAGGCGCTTGATTTGGCGTTTGCGCTTCTCGTTCAGTTCCTGCACCTTCGGCAGACGGTCGCCGAGGATTTCGTTGTAGGCGTCAGCCACGTCCTGATATTTAATTTTTGGAGGCTTACCCGACGCGTCAGCGTCACCCCCCTCTTGGGGGTTAGGGGGATTCTCTGTAGTAGTCTCTGTTGTATTCTCTTGTAACATTTGGTCATTTTGACCAGTTGAGATCTGGTCATTCTGACCATTTGCCATTTGGTCATTTTGACCAGATGCATTTACACAAGTCAGCGCTTCCAATTGGTCATAATTTATCGCGTACCACTTTGTACGTGTGTACGGATCATTCAGTAATTCGCGGTGCAATTTCGCCGATGAAATCAGCCCTTCCGCCTCTAAATTAGCCAAAGTACGTTTTATCGTGCTGTCAGACCAAAAGATCAGTTCCTCTGCCCATTCTGTGGCTGTTCTGTAGAACCAGGTGCGCCCACCGTGGCGATGCTCTGAACGACTTAACCAGTAATGGATTTGTTGTAGCAAGATAGCTTCATTCAGCCCAATCTTGGCGGCTAGCGATGGCATAACCAACAAAGGCGGCTCGTTTATCAGAAGTTTTGAAGTGTTCATCGTCAGATCCCTAGCGCGTCCGCAATCTGGCGGCACGCGTCCTGGTACTGCTCCGGCGATAGGTTTAATTGACGCAGTGCGGCCTTGCTCTGCTCGTATTGTTCCCAGACCGACAGCGCAGCTGCGCGCCGACCTTCAAAAATGGGTTCTATTTCTTCGCGGTGCACTGGTGCGCCATTCAGCATGTAGCCGTTCCGCCATGTGATGCGGTCGATTGAATTGAGCATTGGTCTTTCCTCGGTACAAAGTTTTACGCGGCGCTGGTCAGGCGCTGGGTTTCCTGCAGGGCGCTTAATGCGCCGGCTATTCGTTGTGGTGTGTCACAAGCGCCAAGCAAAATTGCGATAATTGCCGCGGCAAATTCTCTGATGGCCACTGACAGCAAATACTGCGGCGTTGGGCCATCCAATCTTGCGCGCCGTTCTGCTGGCATGGCTGCGATCATCGCGTCGGCCAGTTCCTGCACCTTTGCCCGGGCAGCTTTTGAATCGCTGCGCATATGGCGAAAAATCGCCTGCCGGTTGGTGTTAATTGCACGCCAATCAGCGGTACCGGCAGAATCTTCAATCGGGTAAAGCCGCACGCGGCCGCCGTCAGCTCCGATCTGGAACCATGCACGGCTGATCTCGATGGCCACATGTTCCTGACCACTCTCAGCCGCCCAGGCCGTAATTTCATTTTTCAGTTTTTCGATGTGTTCCACTTCGCGTCTCCTGTCGCTTCGAAAACCAATTTCACTTAATCAGATTTCGGTGGGGTTGGTTGTTAAGCTGCACCCTTGTTGAGCCCGTCGCGATTTTGATAAAGCGCAGGATCATACTTAAGAGCACCGTTGGTAATACGCTCAAGGCGAGCGGCGCGGCCTTCAGGAACCAGCTCACCCCATGCGTAAACAGTTGGTTTTTTTACACCGGCGGCAGCTGCCAAGCCTGCTTTAGTTTTGAAAAATGCGATTGCATCTACGGTATACATGCGAGCACCTCTTGTTAGATTTGTCTAACAAATTAGATGTTCAAGATAACGAAGTCAAGAAAATTTAGAATTATCTAACTATGACATTACCCGGTGAGCGCATCCGAGCGCGAAGAAAAGAATTAAAGCTAACCCAGCGCGCTCTGGCAAAGATCGTGCAGGTTGCCCATGTCACCATTTCACAATGGGAAACAGGTGACAGTGAACCAGGTGGAAAAAACCTATTCGCACTTAGTAAGGCGCTGCAGTGCTCCCCTACGTGGATCCTGTATGGTGATGAAAACCAGCAGCCAGGAGATCCAGAGGAACTACCTCGCCAGCTCGACGAGCGCGAAAATGAGTTATTGGATTTGTTCAAGGCACTGCCTGAATCCGAAAAGGAATCTCATCTTGCATCCCTTCGTGACAAGGTCGATGGCTTCAATCGCTTATTTGAAGAATTGCTGAAAGCACGTAAACCGCAGTAAAAGCTAACCCAGCATTATCAATGTGTTGGGTTTTTTATTATCCTTTTTGTTCGTTTTATCTAATTTTATATTGACCTTAAAGTTAGAATTATCTAAATTACTTCCATCAACAGCGCACTAACCCTGCAGCGGTTGTTCAGAATGTTCCGCCAGCCGGGCGATACGCGGCAAAGAATTGAATGACCATTGCTGTGTGAGATTTGGCCCCGAGCCTCGGGGCAATTTTTTACAGGGCAAATCGAGGAAAGACCAACGGCATGACCAGCCTGACAGCCGGGAAAGACCGGCAACCACCAGACGTAAAAAAACCCACCGAAGTGGGTTCTTTTACCCCGGATGCCGACCAAAGCAACCGGGAGTGATACAGGGGACCAACCCTGTATCGAGGAAAGACCAACAACCCAATGAGCTGTCGATCAGCTCCGATTATATCAGGAGTCGCTATGAAAGCACTACAGATACCCGTCACGCTGTTTATCCATGCAAATACCTTCCCAAACGGTGAAGGCATCACGGTCACCACCGCTGATATGTCTTCTTTCCGTGGGTACGTATTGCTGGAAACTCGCCAAATCCATATCGATGTTAACCAGCCAGAGCCGATCGACATCATCGGCAAACAGGTTGAAGCGCTGCAGGTGGAAAAAGCCCGACTGGCCGACGCCACCTATAAGCGTATCGCCGAGATCGATGATCAGGTGCAGCAGTTGCTCTGCATTGAGCACTGCCCTGTCGACGCCGACGAACTCCCGTACTGAGGGCGTGGCAATGGATATCGAAATGGATAACCTGAAATCAGAGCTGGTGCTGTGGTATGGAGTCGATCCAGCAAGCCAGCGCGATCAGTTCGAAGCCGCGGCGACGCACGGCTATTCCGACGAGGCGATCGAGGTTTTCACCTACATCGACGGCAACGCCGCCGACACCCGCGACCGCCTGCTGATGGCCGTAATGATGGCGACGCCGGACACCCTGCAGCAGCGCCAGCGAGAGCTTTACAGCTGGTATTGCGACAACGTGAAAGCCGTAGCACGCGAGAAATTTAATTATGGAAATTAAAGCAGTTATCGACAAAGTGATCGCCGCAGGCCTGTCTGTTTTTGAGCACGAAAACAACGGTGACTTCGGCACCGGGACTATGCACATAACGATTCTCGGTGGCGTGCGCCGCGTTGAATTTTACCCATCAACTGGCATGGTCTACGCCAATGCGGTGAAAGATAAATTCAAAGTTGCTCGCTTCCCAAAAGCTGGAATTAAAACTGCGATCCGCTTAGC